AGCAGGAGTATTTTTTATACATTCATAAATGTGAGAGCCGTCAATAATTCCCTCTCTGTAGTAATCGTTGATTGTTACTTCCAACAAATTTCTGCTTTCTTCTATTTTAATATTTTCACAAAAAATAGTTATACCGTGGTTTTTATGATGAAATATGTTTGCTTCGCCTTCGTGTTCTTTTAAAGCTCTTAAAAAGTTTTCTTGCTCATCTTTATACACTGGAGTTTTTTTCACATCTTGGTGTATAGGTATTAACTGCTTTAAATTAGGTCTGTCAATTGCAAATTGTTTTACAGGTACTAAAGCTGTAAAGGTAAAAGTGTTAGTAGAAATTGGGTCTTTTAATATTTGATAGGACTGATAAGAAAAGAAATATCTACCATTTCCGTTTTGAATATCTTCTATTTCTTCTTTTACCATTGAAATTTTTGTTTCTTTGCTTTTTGATATTGTTTAAATGAACTTTCAGATAAATCTTTAGGGTCTTTTTCCCAGTCAATATCTACTGGTGTTTCAAACCTTACATTTTTACTTATTTGTCTTTTGCAAACTACATTATCTTTAGGACATAAAACTTCTGGGTCTTCAGTTATTTTATGTGTTATCTCATAACTTGTTTCACAGGATAAACATTTATAATCATATCTGGGCATTTCTACGCCTTTTCTTTTTATTGTTTGTCTTGTGACAATTTTTACAAAATAATTTTAAGCCATCTTTTGAGTTTGGGTTTTTTGTAAATTTCGATATAGGCAATAGCTCTCTACACGACAAGCAAGTTTTAGTCTTCTCATCACCTAGTTCTTCTTTTTTTTCTCTCAATACTTGTAAACAATCTAAACAGAATTTAGTATATCCGTCTAAGTATTTTTGGTTTCTTTTAAAGGTTGTTACTTCTTTCCATTGACGACAATATTTACATTGTTTCTCAATTGGGTCTTTAAGATATTTCTCTGCTTCTTTTTGAGCAGCTTGAACTTTTTCTATTAATCCCTCTTCTTCTTCTATCCAGCTTTTGAATCTTTCGTATCCTATATTGACATCTTCATAAGTTCTAGGTGTAGATAATCCACCTCTACCTGTTCTAATAACTTCTAGTATGGTGTTAGCGGTATCTTCGTTGTAAGCACCTCGTTGAGGAATACCAGAAGCAATTCTTAATTGTCTTACTCGCTCGTGTGTAACGCCCCATTCTTCTGCCCAATCATTAAGCATTTTTTCTGGGTCTTTAGCAAATAATTCTGTTGCTTCTTCTAGTGTTGGAGCTTTCCTATGTACCATATCACTATCCTCCTATTTATCATTATACAAAAAATCTTGACCTAAATGGTTGTAGTACCGCCATATCTGCTGTTGTTAGTACTGGCTGTAAAGCTTGAATAACAACATCAGCATAGGATACATCATAATCTCCTATTCTTTCTGTTAGTGAAATATCGAAACCTGTTTGTGTAGAACTGTCTGATAAGTGACTACTTACAGTACCCGTATCTGCTTTGGCAGAGGTTTGCAAAGAAGTCATAAACAATCTTGCAGCTGCTCTAGCGGATGTAAATTTTATTTGTTCTGGAATATCTGATGGAGCATATCCACCTACATAGGTAACTGATACATTTTGTGGTTTTATTCCAGACCATCTTATAGCTACTCTTCTAAGTTGCCCATTACTATAAGTAACAAAATCATTTTCGTTTCCCTCAGTAAGAGTAACTGCATCTTCGGTAACTGTAGTAATTGACTGTACCGGAATGTGTCTTAGGAATATATCTTTTTTTTCTTCTCCATCAAATACTTCAGTAAATGTAGCTTGTTGAACATCATAACCAAGAAACCTCTTGATTGAGGCATCCACATAAGGTATAAAAGTATTTGTTAAATTAGTTTGTAATGCGGAATCAACATCTAATTGTAAAAATGTTTCAACATCGCTATAACTACAAAGAGCCATTTAGGACTCCTTTATTTATCTTCTGATGGTTTAACAGCTTTGGTTTCTACTTTTTTCTTGGGAGCAGATTTTTTAACAGGTGCTGCTTTTTTCTCTGAAGGGTCTGCCCATCCTTGAGCTTTTAACCATTCTTTAGAAACTTCCACGCCTGCTTTTGCAATCTTTGAAGCCCCAGATTTAGGTAGTTCAGCCATTGGTCCTTCAAAAATAGAACCATCAGCCATCTTCCAAATTGTTTTTTCTGGTTTTATATATTCTGACATAATGAAATCATTTTACCTTATAAAAACAAGAAAGCCGGTTTTACCCGGCTCTCTTGAAATATCCAACTAACAGATATTACATATTTGTTAGTTTATGGAAAGCTGCTTGTCTGTAAACAGGGAAACCAACTCTCATTGTAGCTCTGATAGCAAGCTGATTCTTAATAAAGAAATCAGAGTGACTGTCAGTTACAGCGAGGTCGATACCTTGTCTCATCACAACATGAGCTGCTTCACCGCCACCGAATTTACCAACAAGTACTGTACCTGCGGCAATTGCGGTTGTAGGGATTACTTTGAGTCCCCATATTGCGGCTTGTGGTCCGCTAGCCATGCTTCCAGCTGCTATGAACAGAGGATTCTTTGCTGCGTATCCAGCAGTAGCATCTCCTGCAAAGTCAGTTGAAACTGATGTGACAATATCATTCCAGTCGCTAGGGTGCATAACAATTGCATCTGGCTCTGTGAAAGCGTTGACGCGAATGTCAGTAATTGCACCATAAAGAGCACCAAGTTTTCCTAAATTACCTGAGTAATTTGAGAAGTTTGTGCTACCAACTGATGTTTTTCCAGCGTCCAAGATTCCTTCTACATTTGGAGCAGTACCGTCTCCATTAAGGAGTTGGCTGTCTAAACGAAGACGAATCATTGTTTGCAATCTGGAGTTCAAGTAACCTTGTACGCCAGCTTGGTCTGCTAGTAACTCATCTGTTACTGGTATGAATACACCGATTTTTCGGATGGATTCTGTTTTTTCTGTGAACTCTAATGCGGCCTCAGCAATAGCGCTTCCCTCAGCAGCTTCAGCAGCTGCGTTGGTGAATGTTGTCTCTTCTAAGTAAGAGAAAGCATTTTGGTCACTATTAATTTGGTCGAATAGATTAATCACAGTATTAGGGTCTCTTGTTAAAAACTCTAGGAATCCTGGTTGTCTTAGAACCTCTGGTGGATAACCTGTAGTATTAAGAGTAGTTTTTGTCTCAATTTTTGAGTCAATACCTTTTACCCCTGTACCTACATAATTTTTGTAGGCTTCGGACTCTGTAAATAGCTGTCCAACAGATTTAGCTTCTGAACCTTCGTTATTAGCTAACGGCATTTCTGCAACGGGTTTTGAATCTACTTCGAGAGCTTTTTCATTGGAAGCTTTTTTCTTCTCAATTGAAAGGTCTTCGACTAATCCAGCAAGTTCGTCATTTCTTGACTTAATCTCTTCTTTTTGGTCAGAGTTGTACTTGCCGTCTTCAGCGGATTCAAAAACAGATTTTAATTCTGCTCTTTTAACAGCGATTTGGTCCATGAGTTCTTTTTGTTTACTCATTTTGGGATTTCTCCAATCGTTATTGCTTATACTTCTTCTATTTCTTCGACTAAGGATTCAGCAATAATTTGCTGTGCCCTCACCCACTCAGCATCAAATTCTTCGTCAGAGGAATCAGTGTTATCTTCTGGAGTTTCTTCTTCAGCAGCTTCATCTTCCGGTTCTACATCAACAGATTCCTCTGCTGGTGCTTCTTCCTCAGTAACTTCTTCGACTTCTGTTTCAACATCAATAGTATCAGTTGAAGCCTCAGCTACCTCTTCAGATTCGGCTGGCTCATCTTCCACAAGTTCTTCATCTACTTCTAACTCCAAAGCACCCTCGGTTCCGACATGTCCGATGAACTCATCAATCTCGGTCCAAGCATCGTTTAAGTCGTCTGCGACTGCACGAAGTGCTTCGGTGGCTTTAACGCCTAATTTTCTCCCATCTTCGCCTCTGAGCATAGAAATAGCTTTTGCTCGGGCTACTAAGTCATCCAATGCAGCAAGCACATCTTTGACTTCTTCAGAGAAAGACTTGCTGTCTTCCTGTGAAACTTCTAAATCTTCGTCTGACTTTTTCTCGTCATCATATTCTTTCATACAGTTACCTCCATTACCATATTTACACTCGCCTTTACCTTTAGCTTCAGATTTTTTACCATCTTTAGCACAAGCACCACCTTCGTGATATTTGCAAGATTTCATTTCATCTTCGTCATCTCCATAACTTTTAGAACCACAGTTGCAATTACAAGATGAAGATTCAATTACTTCTTCTTGCTCACCTTTTACTTCTGTGATTTCTTTAAGTAGTTCTGTGTTAGATTTAATAGCAAGAGTATATGTATCTTGATTAGCTCCAACAAGAACAGGAGAAACTTCGTAGACAGTAAGGTCTTTTAAGTACCTAGCGTTTGTGTCATCACCATCATTATCTTTAGTTTTTGAAAATTCTGAGTCGTTAACTTTATAGCCGAATGACCATTGTTGCATATCGCCCATATTCTTAACTAGATTGTAAGCTTCTTTTCCAGACTCTGTGTCCATAAAAAACTCACCTTTAAAAACAGCTTTATCATCATCTTGTGAAATTGTACCTTTTCCTATAGGCATATCCCATTTGTGTGACCATACCATCGGTACTTGATTGTTTTTAAAACCAGACTTGACAGCTCCTGGTACTACAACATCTCCATCACTATCAAGAGAGTTAAATAGACTGAATACTGCTTCTACTTGACCAGAGTCATCTTTCAACTCTATGTCTATATTTTTAGATTCGTTGTTCATCATACCTCAATATTCTACAATATAAATTTGTAGAAGCGCGTTTTAATTATTGTATAATATGATTTCGACTTTTAGTGTTTTATTATCTAAAGTCAGATATTATTCTGAGCTTTGAGATAAGCACTTTAACACTTCTATCTGTCTTCTGATGTTGACCATTTTCTAAACGAGCCCATACCATAACAGTTGCTTCGTCATCACTTACTGATGTAACAATACCGTGAACAATTGAAGGTGGGTCTGGGTCTTTATTGATTGACCAACTAACTGCTTGTCCTGCTCTAACTGACTCTGCTTTAGTTCCAGATTTTTTAGATGACAATGGATGTGAGCTTGGTAGTAAATCTTGGTCGTAAGGTTTTCTTCTAAACTTACCACTTCTTAATGCTCTTATAAAACCGTTAACTCTGGCCATTGCCCACTGGTCAGCAGATGTAACATTGCCTCTGACTGAACCGGGGTTAGTTCTGTATGCACCAACACCTCTGTTGAATACTGCAATAAGCATTCTCAGTGTTGCTCTATGCTTTGGATTTTTAGAGTTATGTTCTTCTACCTTTTTCTGTAAAGATTTTCTTACTCTATCAGACACAGCTTTCATTAAATAATCTTCAGCTATGTTAAGAGATTTTTTTCTACGCTCTCTAATAACTTTTTTGTAATCATTGACGATTGATTTCATTTGTGAAACACCACCAGCAGTTACACCGCCCCATTTCATAACAGCAATAGTTCCGTTAAGTCTGTTATTTTTCTTGTGACGATTCATAAAGCGTTCTCTTCTCTTAACCCAGTTAAGAACTGATTCGCTTCTGTCTCCGCCTTTGTAAGCTGTCCATTTATTAAAAGCATCGTTACCAGTAAATGAAGTAGGAGGATTACCACCGGTACCTGCTCTTCTCCAAATCTCTGGCCAGTTTTCTTTTAAGTCTTTTACATAAGCATGACCGGGAAATTGTTTATGTTGTGAGTTAGATAAACTTATTTTTTGGTTATCTCCACTCCTAGGAAAGTTTGTTACTTTATCTGGTGCTTTTTCTTCTGGACTATTCAGTTTGTCTCCTTTTTCGTACATTGTTTCAGCTTCTTCTAAAGAAACTTTTAATTCCTCAATGTCTTTAGACTTTTTAGGTTTACTGACAGCTTCTTCATA